GAAGGATCATATATTCAATGTAGAGCAGTTGACGGTTTAATATGGCAAATTGATGCTATGTTAGTCGGCAATGGAACATTTGCTCAACCTTGGAGCTAATAGATAAATAATTATTGTGGGCCTTCGGGCCCACGATTAATAATTAAGGAGAAAAAATTATGACAATACAATCACCTAGCATAGCTTCAAGTTATGTCGATACAGAAGGTACTACAGTTCAAGTAGGAAGAACAAGAGTATATGGAGTTTATCTTGATAGTTTAGGGGTAGCCGGAGATTTTGTAATTCGTGATGGAAGCAGTACTGGAGCAATAAGATTTAAAGTTTCAACACCTGCTGTCGCAGAATCTATTACAATTAATTTCCCTCAACCTATTCTATGTAAAGATAAATTGTATACAGCATTTACTACTGAACAAGTTTTATGTGCTACAGTTTTTCATAGCGGTGGAGACAGCAACTAGGAGGCATAAGTGGCGTTTTCAGGAACAAGTACATTCGAGAAAACATTCTCGATCGATGATATTATTACTGAGGCTTTTGAAAGATTAGGTTTTTTTGATTACTCAGGTAATGATCTTAGATCCGCAAGAAGATCTTTAAATATTTTATTTCAAGAATGGCAAAATAGAGGTGTTCATTTTTGGGAAGTAGACCAACATGCTTTTACAATGGCTGCGGGTCAAACTGAATATGTAATCTATAGATCTCCTTCGGATGGAAATGCTAATGGTATTACTACCACTTTAACTTCTGGAATTATTGCAACTGATTTAACTATTCCAGTTGAGTCGGTAGCTCAAATGCCTTCCTCTGGAAAAATTAGAATTAATGCGGAAGTAATTAAGTATTCTTCTATTAATGACACTAATTTAATTGTTTCTACAGTAGCTGATAGAGGAATTGATGGTACTACAGCCGCAGCGCATGCTTCAGCTGATACTGTTACTAATTTTGTAGATATGTGTTCTGATCTTCTAGAAGCTAGTTATAGAACTACTGCTAATGTAGATACTCCTTTATCAAAAATTAATAGATCTCAATATTCAGCTTTTTCAAATAAAAGTTCTGAAGGACAACCTTCTCAATATTGGGTTCAAAGATTTATAGATAGAGTTACAGTTAATTTATATTTAACACCTGGTTCTTCTCAAGACGGAGACTTTATGCATTTTTATTATGTAAAAAGAATTCAAGATGCCGGGGCCTATACTAATGAAGCCGATGTAGTTAATAGATTTGTACCATGTATGTGTGCAGGTTTAGCTTATTACATGGCTCAGAAAAAAGCTCCTCAAAGAGTTCAAGAAATGAAATTATTATACGAAGATGAATTACTAAGAGCCTTACAAGAAGATGGTTCATCAGCGAGTGTTTACATTTCACCTAAAACTTATTATCCGGAGATTTAATGTCAAAGTTTGCAAAAGGAAAATACGCATTAGCAATTTCAGATCGAAGTGGATTAGCATTTCCATGGAGACAAATGGTTACTGAATGGAATGGAGCGTTTGTTCATGTTTCTGAATATGAGCCTAAACAACCTCAATTAGAGCCAAAACCTTTTGTTGCAGATCCTCAAGGACTAGAACAAGCTAGACCTGCTAGAACAGAATTTGGGACTCAAGATTTTTTACCAAAAAATCCATTTACCACTGCAGCTGCATCTAAACAAGTTACAGTTTCAGAGCCTTTTAGTAATAGATCAAATAATGATATTGTAAGATTTACGGAAGTTAAATCACCTGTGGGTGGAGTAGCAGTTTCTACTTTAGAATTAACAACTACATTATCTGCAAATATTACAGCAAGTGCAAAAAGTATTGCGGTAGCAGATTCTTCAGCGTTTCCAAGTTCAGGTTTTTTTATGATTGAAAAAATTAAGACTTCAACAACTGGATCATCTTTTTATGAAAATGAAGTTATTCGATATAGCGGAAATGCCGGAAATACTTTCACAGGGTGTGTTAGAGGAACAAATTCTCAATTTAGAGGAATAGTACCTAAAAATACTACTGCTACTACTCATGATTCAGGGGCAAAAGTTTATGGAGGTTATTCAATAACTATGGTACAAACAACACATAAGCAAGCTGGGCAACCATCAACTGTAACTCAAGAAAATAGTTATACTTTTAATTTAGTTTCAAATGCATCAGCAAGCGCAAAAGGAGGAGGATTCCAAGTCTTAGCAGGACCATTGGATTTCCAACAAAGATAATATGACATATGCAGAATTAGTTGACAAAATTAGAAATTACACAGAAGTCTCTTCAACTGTTTTAACCGATGCTATCATTAATGGTTTTATTGAAGATTCGGAGTGGAGAATTATGAGAGAAGTAGATACAGATACTGGACGTAGATATAAAACAGCCCAGCTTATAGCGGGAACTCGTTTTATCGATGAGCCTACAGATGCTCTAGTGGTTAGATCTCTACAAGTTGTAGATTCTGATGGTGTAGGAGCTGCGGATAATAGGGATTTTTTACAATACAGAGACACTAGTTTTATGTCCGAATTTAACCCTACCAATGCTCAAGGAGTTCCTAAATACTATAGCTTATGGGATGATAATACCATAGTTGTGGCCCCTATCCCTGATGCCACTTATACTCTTCAATTAAATTATATCTTGAAACCTCCGGGTTTATCTAGTACAAATACTACAACATATTTAAGTTTGAACTTTCCCAACGGACTTTTGTATGCATGCCTTATAGAAGCATTTTCTTTTCTAAAGGGGCCAAATGATCTCTTGCAATTATACGAAGGAAAGTATAAACAAGTGATAGAAGGCTTCTCAATAGAACAAATGGGAAGAAGAAGACGAGACGAATATCAAAGTGGTGTTCCTCGTATAGGAAAATAGGAGAAAATAAAAATGGCTATAACTCAAGCAATTGCAAACAACTTTAAAAAGTTATTGCTCGAAGGTGATTCGAACTTTTCATCAGGTAGTGGTGATAAGTACAAGTTAGCTCTTTATACTTCTTCAGCTACTCTAAACTCAGCAACAACTTCATACACAACTGGTAACGAAGTTTCTAACACTGGAACTTACGCAGCAGGCGGTGGAGCTCTTGTTAATGCAGGAACTTCTATAACAGCAGGTGTAGCCAGAGTTGATTTTGGCGACCTTTCTTTTACAGGTGTTACACTGACAGCTAGAGGAGCTTTAATCTACAATACATCATCAACAACTACAAAGTCAGCGGTGTGTGTTTTAGATTTTGGAGGAGATAAAACAGCAACTTCTGGTACTTTCACAGTTCAATTTCCAGCAGCAACTTCAACAGCAGCGATACTAAGAATATCGGGCTAGTAGGGAGGTAACTTCCTATGGCATCGGGAACTTGGAATACTGGCTTTTGGGGACAAAACCAATGGGGGGATAATGCTAACCCTACAATTATTCCTACAGGCTTTGCACTTACATTAACTCAAGGTGAAGAAACTTCAGCTGGTGAAATAAATACTGGATGGGGCCGAGACGCCTGGGGCTTAAATGCTTGGGGTGAATACGGTGACGCTATACCAACTGGTATAGCAATGACAGCGACATTAGGAACCGGAGTTGGTTTTACGGATGTTAACGCTACAAATTCTACAAATAATAATCAAACATTAACTTTTGCATTAGGAACGGTCACAGCTACTGGTACAACAACTGCTTATACTACTGGTATAGCAATGACTGCTACCCAAGGAGCAGCGGACGCTGGCCCTGATGCAATGTTAACTACTAACCTTGCAACTATGGCTCTTGGTAGTGTATCAGCTTTCAACCAAACAGGTTGGGGCAGACAACACTGGGGTGATAATGCATGGGGAGTTGAAGGAACCTGGGCAACAGCGGCTGTAACAGGTCAAGCTTTAACAACTGCATTAGGAACAGAAACAGTTAGTGGTGATGCTAGTTTAACTCTTAATACTTTAAATGTAGCTCAACTCACTTTAGGTGCTGTAGATCCTGCACCTGATGCGATGATTACAGGCAATTTCATGATTGCCGCTTTAGGTACTTTAGGTCAAGGAAGTGCTAAAACTGTAACAGGTTTTAGTTTACCAATGGCTTTAGCTTCTGTTACTGTAGACTTAAATCAACAAGTTGATGTAACAGGCATTTCTATGAATGCACAATTAGCTAGTGCATCTGGAAAAGCAGATATTGACGTTATTCCTACGGGTTTTGGGTTGACTATAGCAGTGGGATCTGGTAGTGCTTTGATCTGGAACGAAGTTGATACAGGTTCAGCGCCTATAGATCCGCCTGGATGGCAAACAGTAGCTGCATAAATAGGTTTGACACAAACCTTATTTAATATTAATATGAACATTATAAGGAATTAAAAATGGCTAACTCGACATCAGCAAGTTTAAAACTTACAGTCCAAGCAACCGGTGAAAATTCGGGAACTTGGGGACAAATTACAAATACAAACTTATTAATCCTAGAACAGGCAATTGGTGGGTATGATGCGTTTAACGTAACAGACTCTAGTAGAGCATTAACTTTTACTAATGGTGCAGTTTCTAATGGAAAAAATGAAGTAATAAAATTAACAGGTACATTAGCCGCAAACGTTAATGTTA